ATTCCAGATGATACATTTCTTACCTTTGGTGATAGTAAAGATGCAAAGATAGAGTATGATGAGAATGGAACTGATAGAATACAAGTAACTGGTGCTGATTGGACGTATAATAACGGTGTATCAGTTGTAATGTCAGACGTTACCGATTCATCTACAAAAGACAATGGTGCTCTTGTAGTCGAAGGTGGAGTCGGTATAGAGAAGAGTGTTAATATAGGTGGTAATCTAGGTGTTACTGGTGTTTCTACATTCACAGGCATAGGAACTTTTGCTAGTGATTTATTTGTTGGTGGTGATTTACATGTAGCTGATGATATATTTCTTGACGAAGTAACTGCTCGTAATCTAAAAGTTACAGGAGTATCTACCTTCCAAGGTAACATTAATCAAACTGGAGGTGTATTTACTGCAGTTGATGCAAGAATAGGTAATGTAAATATTGCATCAAATATTATTTCTACAAGGTCTGGAAGTGGAAGTCAATTATATATTGACCCATATCCAGATGGTTTGAGTAATGAGGGTACAGTTATTGTTAAAGGTGATTTACAAGTTGATGGAACAACTACAACAGTTGACTCATTCACTGTTAATTTAAATGATCCAATCATCAATTTAGGTATTACAACAAGTACAAGAACTGTGATGCAAACAGCAAATGCTGGTGTAAGCACAATTAAAATTGATACAGCTGCTGGTATTAATACAGGAGATTCAATTTCTGGTACTAACGTAGCATCAGGCACCACAATTTCTTCCTATGATTTAGTTCAAAAAGTAATTACAATTAGTAATGCTGTTCAATCAGGTGGAATTGCTACTACTGGTCAACTCACAGTTACATCAAATGTTGACACAAGCACTGATCGTGGTGTAGCATTTAATTACAATACAAGTTCAGGTTCTGGTAATAATAAGAAAGGTTTCTTTGGGTTTCATGATCTAGCTGGTGATGCAAGTAACGCACCAGAAAGATCTTTTACTTACATACCCGAAGCAACAATCGTAAATAATCTGGTAAGTGGTACAAAAGGTTTCCTAGATATTAAAGGAATATATTTCCAGAATGGTGATTATGATACCACTGGAAATGGTATCGTTTACTTCGATACAACAGGTAAGCAAGTTGGTGCTGCTGGCACTGCTGCTGGTATAAGCACTTCAAACTTTGTACTTACAACCAATGCCGCTGGCATACCAAAATGGACAGATACTCTCGATGGCGGGACTTTTTAAACTATGACACAAACTAATGATGTTGATGTGAATGCATTGATAAAAATCTATAACCAAAAGATTTCTACATTAACCAATCAAAATATTCTTCTTGAGGCAAAATTACAAACAATAGTTCAAGATCATCTTGATGCACAAAAAGAATTAATGGCAGAAAAACTTGAATATCAAGAAAAATACGAAAATCTATTAGCAGAGATCGAAGAAGACGATGGCAAAACCAGCAACTAGACAACAATTAATTGACTACTGTTTTAGGAAGTTGGGTGCTCCTGTCTTGGAGATAAACGTTGATGATGATCAAGTTGATGATTTAGTAGATGATGCGATACAACTTTTTAATGAGAGACACTTTGATGGTGTTGAAAGAATGTATCTTAAGTATGAAATTACACAGGGAGACATTGATAGAGGTATCGGTGCTGATGTACCAGGTGAAAGTGCAATCAATAGTAAAACAGGTGTTGGCATAGTAACCACTACAACAACATCAACAAACATACCTGGTTATGGAACAACAACAACAACTTTTTACGAAAACTCAAATTTTTTACAAATACCTGATTCAGTTGTAGGTGTAAATAAGATATTTAAATTTGATACCAGTTCAATTTCTGGTGGCATGTTTAGTATTAAATATCAGTTATTTTTAAATGATTTGTATTACTTTAACTCAGTTGAACTCCTTCAGTATAGTATGACAAAAACTCGTCTTGAAGATATTGATTTCTTACTAACACCAGAAGCGCAAATACGATTTAACAAAAGACAAGATAGATTATATTTAGATATTGATTGGGGTGCACAGGAGGCAGGAAACTTTTTAGTATTAGATTGTCATAGAGCATTAGATCCAGAATCATTTACTCAAGTATATAATGACTACTTTATTAAGTTATACCTGACTGCTTTAATTAAAAGACAGTGGGGACAAAACTTAATTAAGTTTAGAGGTGTTAAATTACCTGGTGGATTAGAGTTGAATGGAAGAGAAATATATGATGATGCAGAAAGAGATTTAGAAAGAATCAAAGAAAAGATGATGCTCGAATATGAGTTACCACCTCTTGATTTTATTGGGTAATGATAGATGGCATTAAATCCCTTTTTTCTACAAGGATCTCAGAGTGAACAGAGACTCGTTCAAGATTTAATTAATGAACAACTCAAAATTTATGGTGTTGAAGTAACTTATATTCCAAGAAAATTTGTAAGAAAACAGACAATAATTAAAGAGGTTCAATCATCTGCTTTTGATGATAACTTCTTGCTCGAAGCATATCTGAATACCTATGAGGGTTATAGTGGTCAGGGAGATATCATGACCAAGTTTGGGGTAAGTTTGAGAGATGAAGTTACTCTTACAATATCAAAAGAAAGATTTGAAGATTTTATATCACCATTTTTAGAAGCAGATGAAGATTATGAATTAGCATCAAGACCTCGTGAAGGAGATATAATATTTTTCCCACTTGGAGCAAGATTATTTGAAGTTAAATTTGTAGAACATGAAGAACCGTTCTATCAGTTAGGAAAAAATTATGTATACCAACTTAAGTGTGAACTCTTTGAATATGAAGATGAAGTTATTGATACTGGTATTGATATAATCGATTCTCAACTTGAAGATGTTGGATATATTTCAACTCTTCAACTGATTGGAGTAGGACAGACCGCAACAGCAACAGCACAATTAAACTCAACAAATAAATCATATATTCGAGAGATTGTTCTTAATAACGATGGTAGTGGATATCAAAGCACCCCTAATGTTGCGATAACAACTGCACCAACTGGAGTAGGTAATGTAAATGCGACTGCTGTTGCTATTACCACTCAAAGAGCTGGATTATTCTCAATAGAAAGGATAGTTCTTACAAACGCAGGTGCTGGATATACACAAGCACCATTAGTTACAATCTCTGGTGGAGGTGGAGTAGGTGCAGCAGCAACTGCTGCGGTTGAACAATCAAACTTTGGTATTGTTGACTTTACCATCACGAGTAATGGTGTTGGTTACGCAGCCACTCCAACAGTTTCAATTGTAGGTGCAAGCACATCACCAGCTGCTGCAGAGATAAATCTTCTTGCAGATAACACGATATCAGATATCTTCGTTAAGAATGCGGGTATTGGATATACACAATCACCAACAGTTGTAATTTCTAGTCCATCAACAATTCAAGGTGTGGGTAACTTTACAAGAGGTGAAATTATTAAAGGAGTATCATCAGGAATTGAGGCAAGAGTTAAAGAATGGGATACTGATACAAGAATACTTAAAATATCAAATGTTGGTATTGGAACAACTCAAAGTGCATTTATTCCTGGTGAAACTATACAAGCAACAGAATCAATTTTCTTCAGTGTCGGTGTGTCAACATCTGCTGTAGTTGGAATTACAACAACTATATTTACAGGTATTAACACATCAGGTATTAATTTAAATCAAGTTTTAGGTCAATTATCATTTGGACAAGTTCCTGTAATTGGATCTGGTTCAACTGTTGTAAGTATAGGTGCAGGAACAATCACAGTAAGTTCCCCTTCGTTAAATACTACTGGAATAACAACCGTAGTTTCATTTGGATCTACTGTATTCTCAAATTATGCTTTAGATTTCTTTAATGAAGAAAATCAAGACACAACCTTTGAATCAAATGACGTAATCGAAAGTGAAGCAGACGATTTACTTGATTTTACAGAAGGTAATCCATTCGGTACATTCTAATGTTAGGACAATACTATTATCACGAAATACTCAGAAAAACCATAATTTCTTTTGGTACTATTTTCAATGACATCCATATTCGTCATCGAGATGGTGCAGGAAAAGAAACTAGTGACATGAGAGTGCCTCTTGCATACGGACCAATGCAAAAATTTCTTGCAAGAGTAGAACAACAACCAGATTTAAATCGTGCAACTCAAATTACACTCCCTAGAATGTCCTTTGAGACAACTAACATAGCATATGATGCAACAAGGAAAGGTGGCATAACACAAACATTTAAAGCGTCTGATGGTAGTAAACTTAGAAAAGTTTTCATGCCAGTTCCATATAACTTAAGTTTTGAATTAAATATTCTTGTCAAATTAAACGATGATGCTCTACAAATTATTGAACAAATATTACCTTACTTTCAACCATCTTTTAATGTCACTATTGATCTAATAAGTGTAATCGGAGAGAAAAGAGATGTTCCAATTGTATTAGATAATATTTCATTTCAAGATGATTATGAAGGAGATTTTACAACACGAAGAGCACTTATATACACTTTAAACTTTACTGCTAAGACATATCTCTTTGGTCCTGTATCTGATTCTAGTGAGGGTCTTATCAAGAAAGTTCAGGTCGATTACTACGCTTCTGTAGACACAGAGAACGCAAGAAGAGAGTTGAGATACTCTGCTACACCTCAAGCAAGACAAGATTATAATGATGATAATACAACTGAATTAAAAGAAAATCTTACTAAAACTAAGACTCGAATGGATGTTGGTGCGACCAGTGCTTTAGCAGTGGATATGAGAATTATTATAGATAAAGAAATCATGAAAATTAAGGAAATTGTTGATGCAAACACAATTATTGTATTCCGTGGGTATGAAAGCATTGCTACTACACACACAGAAGGAACATCAATTGATGTGT